GCTGCCGTCACGGCAGCAGCTATTCACGTCAAGGGCAAGGTCGCCATCTATCCTCCACGAAAGCTCGGGCGTGCTGGCAACTTCGTGAGCAACAAACAGAAGAGGCAGTTCGCTGGCATGGTACGAATGGGATACCGTGAGTTCCCCTACAAGCGTGGCATCTCAGGGAGGTCAGAACGCCATGGCCAGTCGTGGACATATACTTCCGCTGCATCAGGGCTATCGGCTACCATTGGAAGTGACACGTCATACGGCAAACTGCTCCAGTCCCCCAAGCATCAGACCGAGTTCCATCGAGCAGGTGGCTGGAAGACTACTGCCGAGGTTATGAAGGAGGAGCAACCGAAGGTGCTGGCGTTTTTCAAGGCCGAACTGGACAGGGCTTTGAGTTCATGAGGTGCAGGAGAGGTGACCAGAGCCATCGTTTCATACGACACCGACCTCGGTGGATGGACTGTGACAGTCCCGAAAGTTGTCGGAGAGGAGTCATCGGTCTTGACAACTCTCGGGACTGTCTGGGCAACGGCGAGTGAGGCTCTTGAAGTTGCGCTGGACAAGTACGGAACTGCAACGCTGGGTGCAGGAACTGAATTGCCCAGCACAAACGATGGTACAATAGAGTAATCGTGCCATATCCTAACGAACACGCTGCTCGGATACTCCATCCGAACGCTTTTGTACCTGACTCATTTGCATCTTGGGCGTTGTCAGGTGGGGTACGTATCATCCTTGGGCGACTGAAGGGTGAGAGCAATACAACCGTCCAAGCATATCGGTTTCCGGTGAGAGTATTCACCGAGGAACAGGCGAAGGAATGGTTGACGGAGCATGACATTGAGTACATAGCATTTGAGCCAGCGACTGGCTCAGAGGGGGCATCCGTGGAACCTGAAAGCAAGGCGGTATCAGAGTGGCGAGTGGGTGCATCCAGAGACCTGCCGATACATGAGCGCAGGGAATGGAATGCCAGCAATGCCAAGAAGCGTGTATTCAAGTGGGCTGGCTTTGACGATGGTGAGCCAGACGGCAAGAAGGCGAAACTCGCCTTCCTGATTTACGATGCTGCCAACCCTGACATCAGGGCATCGTACAAGTTACCGTTCGCCGACTTCAGAGATGGCGAACTGTTTGCTGTAGACGCTGCCCTCAGGGCAGCAGCCAGCAGGCTACCGCAGACCGACATTACAGAAGCCGAGAAGGAGCGTGGGCGGTCTGTACTGGACACGTACTTTGAGAAGATGGAGAACAAGACTATGACAGATTCAACGAAGGAAGCAGAGGTGCATTATTATCCTGACTATGCAGGTGACCTGCTCGTCACTTTCGGTACGGAGGTCAAGGCGTTGGGTGACGGGAAGGTCGGCGGTTATCTGGTTCGTTTCGGTTCGTCAGACCAACCCGATTTAGAGGGCGACTTCTTTGATGGCGAGACCGACTTCGGCAACCATACATCTACACCCGTGTTCTATCATCATGGGCTAGATGAGACTCTCGGCCAGCGTGTCATTGGGAAGGGCGAACTCAAGACCGATGAGGTTGGCATCTGGATAACCGCGCAACTCAACCTGCGTGATGGATGGGAGAAGGCGATTTATGACCTAGTGAAGCGACAGAAAATGGGGTGGTCATCAGGTACTGCCCCTCATCTGGTGGCTCGGGAAGATGCTGGTGGGGCGAAGCACATCAAGACTTGGTTGTTAGGTCTTGACGCTTCCATTACTCCCAACCCAGCGGAGCCGAGACAGACCGGAGTGGTGTCGCTGAAATCAATTGTAGTTTCAAATTCACCGTTAACGATTGAGACGGAGGTGGAACCAGAGGTCGAGAGACAAGGTGTTCCACAAGTCCCGAAAGTTGACACGATTAGCGAAGCAAATCTAGTATCTCAGGAGAGAACAATGTCTGACGAAATCAAAGTCGCTGACGATACCATCATCGAGCAAACCCCAGCCGAGGCTCCCGAGCCAACGGCTGCTCTCTCGGCTGATGATGTCAGTGCAATTGCTGCCAAGGCAGCGCAAGAGGCTGCAGGCGCAGCCATCGAAGCGTTCAAAGCGGAGAAGGCTCCTGCTCCAGACGCAGGAACCGTTCACAACGTGAATGCAAAGAAGGTCACCAGTTTGGGTTTCGCTGATGACCATGTGAAGGCGTTCGAGCATTACTGCCGAACGGGTGATGGCAAGGCTTACATGGAGGCATCTGAGTATGGAACAAAAGCCTTAAGCGAGGGGACTGATTCGGCTGGAGGCTATCTTGTGCCGACTCCTGTTGCTGAGAATGTTGCCGGTATCAAGGCTGATAAGTCTGTTGTCAGATTGGCAGGTGCATCAGTAATGGAAACAGGACTCAAAGTCCTCAGTGTTCCTACCGATGCAGGCTCGACTGCTGCTTTTGCAATTGTTAGCGAAGGCGGTGCGGTGGATTCCACAGACCCCGTGTTCGGCCAGACAAATATATCAAGTTATATGTTCAACCGGCTTGTGAGAATCTCAGATGAGTTGGCTTCCGACAACGAGGGTCGCCTCATGCCGTTCCTTGAGAAGTGGTTCGGGCAGGCTGCAGCTAAAGCAGAGAACCAATACTTCTTGGGCGGTTCGGGTTCCGGTCAACCGGCAGGTGCAATCACTGACGGAACTGTGACAGTTACGGCTGCATCGACTACCGCCGTGACCGCAGCGGAAATCGTTGAGCTTTACTATGATGCCAAAGAGTACCGTGAGAACGGTGTCTGGGTAATGGACCCTGCAACTGAGGGAGCCGTTCGTGCTTTGACAGGCAACCCATTCTCGTTCGCAATGAGTGAACACGGGGGGAACATCCCTGAGAATTATGTACCGACAGGTGGCAACACTTCTACGGATGTTCTCATGGGCAAACCCGCCTTCACCAGTGTTGAGGTAGGAGACTTGGCTGCATCTAGAAAGGCTATCGTTTTCGGTGACTGGAGTTACTACTACATACTGGACTATCCGAAGAACCGGTTCACTATACGAAGGCTAAATGAACTCTATGCTGGGAACTCCCAGATAGGACTGCTCGCATCCTTCAGGACTGGAGGTGCGCTCGTTCAGGCAACCGCGCTGAGTGTGTTGCAGATGGCAGCTTCGTAAGCAATCAGGTAGATAATGGATGGAGGGGGAGCAACCACTCCCCCTCCTAGTACCGGAAGTTGTCAGTCTGGCAAGGAGATAACATGGAAGGCAAGGTAAAAGTAATGTGCAACACTAGCTTCGTGGCGGTCTGGGGAAAGAGCAGATATGGCGGTATGGAGGGGAGGGTTCTTCAGGTTCCCAAAGGATTGGCGAAGGACTTAATCAAAGCCGGTCACGTCTCTCCCGTGAAGCGCAAGACGATGAAGCCGTCACCAGTGAAGGTGCAACCATCAACAGAGGAGTAGAGCGTGGCGTACATCACGACTGCAGAACTCAAGACATATCTCGACATCACTAGCAGTTCGCTTGATACGCTGCTCGGAGTATTGCTCGACAATGCCCAGAGTGTAATTAACAACTACTGTGACAGAGACTTTGCACCATCGGCAGCCTCATCGAAATACTTCGATGCGGATGTTGATGTGGATGGTATGACCCTCTGGCTGGGAGACGAGGACTTGGCAAGCACCGATGACTTGGCGATAACAAATGGAGACGGAGTTGCTGTAGATGTCTCCAGTGAAATCGCTTATCGACCTCGGAGACTGACCCCGTACTACGCCATTGACTTGCTACCAAGCAGTTCGAAGGCGTGGACTGGTAAGAGCAACGGTGACGATATTGACGCTATCCAAGTCTATGCGTGGTGGGGCTACAGTAAGACGGCTCCTGAGAATATAGAACAGGCGTTGTACCGATTGGCATCCTTCATGTTCAGACAGCGAAGCAGTTCGTCTGACGTGGATAAGCCTCTGGTGTTGGATACAGGAATGGTTCTCATGCCATCCGAGATGCCCAACGATGTACGCCAGATGCTGACCGGATACAGGCGCAGGTCTGCCGTCTACTGGTAGCATGGCGAACACTACCTGTGTTGAGTTCTGCGACAATCTTGCAGGGCTGTCCGTCAGTGGAGTGGAACGAACGTATGACCATCCACCGGAGAGCGTTAACAGTGCCGACCTCCCTGCTAGTTTCCCGAGACTTGTCTCGGCGAGCGAGGGGGGAACGGGTGGAACCATTACGGTTCAGGCATCAGGTGGATGGGCGACCTACACCGTGGAACTTGTGGTTCTGGTCGAGGCTCTGGAGTTGGGTACGAACTCTGGGAATTGGGACAGTGCGTTGACCATGGTAGACAGCGTGGCAACTGCTCTACGCTCGGCAGACATCTCCAAGAGTTCGCTGGGTTGGACATCAACTCTGGTGAACGAGGTAATCGGAGAGACGAGTTATTGGGCAGTCGTGGCAACAGTTACAGGGAGCGGATAATATGCCGAAATATAAGGTAGTGAGTCGGGTGTGGGACAGTAAGAAGGACAAGTATTACGAAGCAGGCGACACCATCAGCTTGGCTGCGGAGAGAGGTAATCCACTGGTCGAACGTGGTGTCCTTGAATCGCCTGATGGCAGTATAGAAGTTGAGGAACCTGTGCTTGAACCTCAGCCAGAGGTCGAGCCAGAGCCAGAGCCTGACGAGGGTTCTGAATACAGTTAGCGGAGGCTACAAATATCATGGCGCAAACAACATTAGCAACCACCTTCAAGGATGCCAAGATTGAAATCAGTATTGACAATTCGTCTTTCACTGACATCTCTGGAGTGGCCAACAAAGTGGAGGTCAGTGGTGGCGAACGTGAGGTATCCGATACCTTCACGGCTGGCACTGATACACCTATCGTACTGTCAGGACGCAGGGCATCGCTGGACATCACCAGCAATATCCTCTGGACTGCTGATACGGGAGCGAGTGACCCCGAGCAAATCGTCAGGGCAGCCTATGAAGCAGCGACATCCTTCTACATCCGATGGTCGCCCAAGGGCGGTGACAGTGGTGAGGCAATATATGCCAGTCGTGGAGTGGGTGTCGTGACGACTCCGATGTACGGTTTCGGAGATGCAGCGAGTGCAGACCCGATGCTCATGGAGTTCACCTGCAAGGTTCCGTATATTGATGCGAGTACGGTAGCGTAATCATGGCGAAGAAGACAGCCCCCGTCAACACGCCGAGCAAGATAGTCATCGAAATGGGGAACCTGACCTTCGGTGACCTTGAGGTGTTGGAGTCACTCTCTGAGGGCGCGGAGAATGGCAACTTCAAGGCATCCGATATGGTCGGGTTCCTCGACAGAGTAGTTGAGGGCGGTGTTCGTGACCTGCCACTGACGCAGATGTCAGAGGTCGTGGAGACTCTGACCGCTGCAATGGCAGGGGTGATGGGAACCAGCACCGAGTCCGAGGGAGAGCAGGAAAAAAACTGAAGGGGGGGAGTGGGTGGCTCGGGACAATAAGGGGTCGGGTCACCAAACATCTTTGGGTTGGAGACGCTCCCCCGTTTGCATACCTTGAACTGATGCTCTGTCGGGATGTTTACCATTGCACCCCATCGATGCTGAGGCGCGAATCGCTTGCCGACATCATATCTCATCTGCTATGTATGAGTGCGGAGCAAGAAGTCATGGCTGCTAAAACGAAGAGGGCATAATCACTTTGGCTGCAACATCTGAACTACAAATCGTCATCAATGCTGATGACAAAGCCTCCAAGAAGATAGGTGGGATTGACAACGCTCTTCGCGGTCTCAAGAAGGCTGGCAAGATAGCCAAGGTCGCCCTGCTTGGTGTCGCTGCTGCTGGTACTGGCATCGCTGTAGGAATGGGGACAGCTGTAAAGAAAGCAGCAGACTTTGAAGAGAAGATGCGAGAGGTCAATACTCTCGTCAATCTTGGTGAGGGGGAGTTCAAGGGTCTCACTGACCAGATGCTTGGACTCTCCAAGCAAACCGGTATTGCAACCGAGGAGCTTGCGACAGGTCTGTACCAAGCAATCTCCGCAGGAGTACCAGCAGATAACGCCCTAGACTTCATGACAGTTGCATCGAAGGCAGCCATCGGTGGAGTGACCGATGTCGAGACTGCCATTGATGGGATGACTACGGTCATCAACGCCTTCGGTCTTGAAGCGTCTGACGCTGAGGCGGTCTCTGACGTGATGTTCTCTACCGTCAAACTCGGTAAGACTAATATGGAGCAGTTGTCTACTGCCATGTTCCAAGCAGCACCATTGGCTGCTGCTCTTGGGCTAGGCATCGAGGATGTGGGGGGGGCAGTCGCGACACTCACCAAGAGCGGTGTCCCCACCACGGTAGCGATGACACAAATCAGGGCAGCGATGACTGCTCTGACCAAACCATCAGCAGCGATGGAGGAGTTGTTCGCCAAGATGGGAGTCGAGACGGGCAAAGCAGCACTGGAGACCTTCGGTTTCCAAGGCACTTTGGAGAAACTCTCTGAGGTGACGGGCGGTTCAGAGACGGCACTCGTCAAAGCGATGGGGAGAGTGGAGGGCTTCAGTGCTGTACTTGGACTGACTGGCAAGAACGCTGCTGTCGCTCGTGATGACCTCGATGCGATGTCGAAGGCTGGCGGTGCTACCCAGACCGCATTCGATGAGATGAATAAGTCATTCAATATCCAGTGGGGTATTCTCAAGAACAAACTCGGGGTGCAATTACAGAAGACAGGACTGGATTTGATACCAAAAATCCTCCCTTGGGTGGATAAACTTTCCGCGGGCTATGACGAGTGGACAGACTTTGGCGATGCGGTGAAGAAGGCATGGGCATGGTTCAAGGAGTCTGGTGACTTCATTGGTGCGTTGGACTTCTTGCATGACAGGTGGCCGAAGGTCACCGAGAAACTATCAGCCTTCTATTTGAAGGCAAAGGACATCAAGAGGATTGCTCTGATTCTGGTTGACCGCTTCCGCGCTCTGGTACAGGAAGGCAGTCCTCTCAGGGAGACTCTTGCTGGTCTGGCTGCAACAGGAACTG